GGTTACACCATGACAATGAATCCTGAAACAGGCGAAGGTTTCGATGCTGTACAGGTAGGCGAGCAGATCTATTTTGACCCCAATGCTACAGATCCAAAATATCCAGGCTCTGTTGGTCTGGATATGCGCAAGAAGACCTACTGGCAAGGCGATGTAGAGTTTGATACATTTGAAACAGTAGGTCCGAAGTTTGGCCCCAAATGGCCTGACGGCACTATGCGCGTCAGTGGTCTTGGGTTGGATACCGATGTCTGGGGACTAAGCGAAAAAACACCACCACCTCCAGGGTATGCTCCGTGGTTAGAACAAGGTATTGTCGACACTGGTGCTGGTGGCAATATCTTCACCCCTGTTAGCAGAAACCCGCCGCATGGTATGGAGCTTATTTCAAAGCATGATTGGACACCATGCTTTGAACTCGACGGTTCTCCTACAATGGGGGACGCCGCACAGCGAAATTTTATCGATATTACACTCCTGAGTGCGTACGGTGGAGACATCAAGTTTCCTGTAATGCCAGAGGAGTTTGGTGCTGATTTTACCCATGAATACTGGACACCAAGGGTAGTTGGTCTGGGGGAGATCATCATGCCTGGTGGACAATCAATGGAGACTATCAGCTGGGATAGTTTCTTTCCTGCTTCTTATGATGCAGATTACTGTTCTATAAAACCAACAGAGCTAGAAGATCCAAAGTCTGTAACGGCACGAATTATCTGGACCATGCGGTTCAAGATGAATTGTATGCTTATTGTGGGTGGCGGCATTTGGAGCGATCAGGTAGTAATCACCAACTTCAACTATAGACACAAAGCTGGTGAGATAGACGACATTTACTACACGATCTCGATGAAGAGGTATCGTGCTCCAATTGTTTCTACTTCACCAAACCCTGAATCTATCAAAGACAGATGGTATAAGGATCCCAGGCAGCCTGGCGGCGGAGTCGATGTTACACCACCTACGCAGGAAGGTGAGCCTCCGGCCGATCCTAATCCTGCAGAAGTGCCAGTTGTACCAGAGCCGCCTAATGATCAAGTTAACCCTGGTGTGCCTGGGCGTAATTCTCTTATTACCATTGAGACAGATGTAGTTAGATCTATGGTAGGAATACCAAGATTTGGCGGGTCTCAAGAATTTGGTGAAACATTCGCTCTGGTAGTGGAACGTTTGAGGGGCGAAGGCCCCAATGATATGGATAGCATGCTCGCTCTAAACAAGTGGGTAACGGATAATGGTTATAATCCTAGCACCAGCAATCTGCCAGTTGGTGCTGGTGTGAGGTACTATAAGGAAACACCAGTTACGAGATCACCAGGCACTATTATTGAGCCTCATGAAGGTGGTGGCGGCGGAGGTGGTTCTGGTGGATTTACTGGTGGTGAACCTGGCGAAGATCCGCAAAGCATAGGTGATGCTCTGGGTGTAATTGGCGGCGGTATCGGTGGTGCTATCGGTGGCGCAGTGAGAGGCATTGGTGATGTGATTGGCTTGCCAAAGAACACACCGATTGAAACACCACGCGAAGGTGGCGGCAATGGCGGCGGTAGTGGTGGGTTCAACTGATGCCTCTACTGACATCACAAACACCCAACATAGGCGAGCTTAAGATAAGCGAATACAAGGTTGTGGTGCTTGATGTTGACTCTGGCACTAGTCAGGATCTTTCGCAGTTAGTATCTTCTATCCAGTGGGATTATGATCTTGATCAACCTGCTGAGCATTACACTATCACTTTTGTACATACTGAGAACATTGCGAAGAAAGTCAAGCCAGGCGACAGAATAAAGCTGTATGGTTGGGCGGTACGGCCAGTAGGCAGCAATATAGAGATGTACTGGGAGCTACTCAAGAGAGTCTATATTGTAGAAACTTCACTGAGTAGTGATCAGGGTGGGACTCTTAAAGCTACTGGCTACAACGTCATGTGGTATATCATGCGTAACAAAGATACTGTTATGCTTGAGAAAGAGACTGCCAGCCAGTTTATCACCAGGACAGCCGCTTACTATGGTATTCCATTGGGTACCATTATGGATACTGGTGTACAGCTAGAACGCGAACCGTTCATAAACCGTACTGTGTGGGACATGTGGGTATCTGCGCTGTCTTATACCAGAGATCTTAATGCTAGTGCGCGTTTTATCTTGCAAGAGAAAGATGGCAAAATAGAACTGATAGCGCGTACACCTTCAAGCGGCATCTGGAACTTCCATCGCGGCATGTTCGAGCCTGGCCCAAATTCTTGGAATAATAACCCTGGTAACATTTTTTCTTCTGTCAACAACTTCAGTATGCAGAATTACTCAAATGTTATCAGGGTCTACAAAGGTAGTAGTGGCAGCAGTAGTTCTAACCCGTTAGAAGGTGGCGGTGATTCCAGTACGCCGATGTTGCAGTTTCAGTATCCTGCACAAGCTATAATTGAGGCTGGTGGTGACAAAGAGATAGAAAAGTACGGCATGTTTGTTGAGTCTGTTGATTTGCAAGCACCTGGAGAAGCTGCACTAGATCTAGGTAACGATGGATCAAATGCAGAACAACAGGGTATGAAGCTGTACAAGAAGTTGGTAAAGTTTGAGAACACAGGTACCATCACTACCTTCAATATCAACACCATACGCCCTGGAGATGCAGTACATATACGGGACGAAATTACTGGTCTGGTAGGCAAATACTACGTCAAATCTGGCAACCATATGATATCCGATCAAGAGGCTTCAATGTCTCTTACGGTAAATATTGAAGACGCGTTGCCAGAGGCTTATGAAGCCAGAGCACAAACTAAGTCTGGTGCTGGTTTGCTCGGTAGTACAGGTGGTGGGCAAGTTGCCGCCCCGTCTGGTAGGAACTGGACCATTATGGGTGGTTCTGTTCCTATACCAGATAGATATGCGTTGGCTGTTTCTGCTGGCTTCAACGCTGGCGAAGATGCGTTGAAGATGACCACTATCAGTTTGTACGAATGTGGCAACTGCAATATGGAGGAAGTTAATCCATCTGGCGACGTTGGATTGTGGCAAATCAATAGCCAGCACTGGCCTACCTATGGTGGTCCTGATGTATTGAAGAATCCACCTGCTGCTGCTAGAGCTGCCTATGGTATCTGGAAGGGTGCTGGTGGTGGTGAAGCAGGATTCAGGCAGTGGTGTGTCTATCCTAATGGTTGTGGATTAACGCCTGGTACACATAATCAGCCTACGGTAGAGGCATTCAATGCCAAATTGGCTGAAGTACGTGCTATAGTAATGTCTGGCGGTACCAAGGCTGACACTGGATGGGCACCTGTGGATGTGCGAGGTAAGCTACCAACTAATCATGAAGCAAACTATGATAAAAGGGACCTGGCTGGCATCACTGGTATTACTTTGCATTTTACTGATGGACCGGCTAGTCAAACAGTTTACCAGATAGCGCAGTATCAAACATCTGAAGATGCCAGGGGCCAGACGGGTAACGATACTCCATTCCCAGGTCTGGCATATACATTCTTTGTAGAGCAGGATGGTAAGACGTCACAAGCATGGGATCTTGATGTAGCTACCTGGCACAGTTCGGCACCAGGCAGAAACACACACAATATCGGTATCTGTTATTCTGGTAATGTTGCACCCAATGCAGCCCAGATAAATGGCATGGCACAGGCTATCGGCTATTGTCAGAAACAATTAGGCAGAAAGATTGGTGTTGAAGGCCACAAGGATTATTCACTTGAGGCAACTCAGTGTCCTGGTCCAACATGGCCTAGTTGGCGACAAGATATCATGTCTGGGATTCCTCTAACTTTCTAATGCCTACACTTGATGGTCCGCAAAAATTACTAGATGTTCTACGCACTATAGCGGACAATGAGGACAAGCTCAATGCACTAACTGGCACGGGGTTAGTGCTTAGGACTGGTGTTGTCCTTACACCATTGCCAGAACTAACTATCTCTATGGATGGTGAAACATCTATGGGTGGTCCGATGATCTTCGACCATTCCCAGGGTGATTTGCTCATACCAGAGGATCTGTTCCTTACCAAGGGCGATACAGTTGTTCTAGCACCAATATCCAAGAGACGTTGGGTAATTTTGTTCAAGACGAGAACCACCAACGAACAAATATATCGTGCGCGGTATGGCTTGAACAACGATAGAGCTGGTGGTGCATTTGCTGGTCTGGAAGTTATAGAGGATCCCGTAACTGGACAGGTCACGATTAATCTGGTTGGTGGTATCACTAATGTTAGTGGCGGTACTACTAACGTCAACGGCGATAATGTATTTGTTAATAACTCGGAAATAGCTGAAGACGTCATTGTTGGTCCGCCTGGTCCTGCAGGACCAGCTGGCCCTCCCGGTCCTCAAGGTTCTCCCGGAGCTGACAGTACCGTTGTAGGACCAGTTGGTCCAGCAGGACCACAGGGCAATCCTGGGCCTACTGGTCTTGCAGGCCCCAAGGGTGATACTGGTGCTGCTGGTCCACCAGGCCCCAGAGGCTATGAAGGCCCAGAAGGTCCAAGAGGTCCACAAGGTCTCATGGGGCCGCAAGGCTTTGATGGTAAGACTGGGCCACAGGGTCAGCAAGGTGTAAAGGGTGACCCTGGACCTAAAGGTGATACTGGTCCTAAGGGAGATCCTGGGCCGCAGGGTGTTATGGGCACCCCTGGAGCTACTACTACGGGCGCACACGAGGAGTTTGTGCCATCTTTAGGCCAAACAGTAGTAACGCTAAGTATGCCTGCACTTACCCTCTTGATGGTGTCTAGAGGTGGTGTTGTACAGTCCATAGTAGACGGTGATTATGCCCTTACTGATGATGGCAATACGGTTACTTTCAGCGACCCATTCAACGGCACAGAACGTGTTATAATCTCATATGGTGCTGCGACGATGGCTGGTGCTGATACAGAGTTACGTCTATATGTTGCAAATATGATGGCACTACTTGATCCAGGAGGAGTACCACCGCCGCAGGCATCAACTGCACAAGGTCCAGCAATTGACGCAGAGCTACGTACATATATCCAGACTATCATGGCGAAACTTGATCCAGGCGGTCCGCCTGCACCACCATAAGGAGAACTAATGGCTGGTTCCAAAACAGATGCACTTGAGCAACGCATTCTAGACCACCTGTTCAAAGGTGGTGCGACACCTGCGCTTACTGCATTGTCAACCGTGTATGTTGCACTCTATACGGTAGTACCTACTGATTCTACTGCTGGTACTGAGGTATCTGGCTCAAGCTACGCCCGACAGGCAGTTGCTTCAGCGGCTTGGACACGCACCAATAGTCAGATAGCAAACAACGCAGAGATTGCATTTCCAGCAGTAACGGGTTCGGCCTACACGGTTGTTGGTTGGGCTATCATGGATGCATCTTCGTCTGGCAACCAGCTGTATTGGGGCGACTGCACTAGCACCACTATGAACGTTGGTGATATTCCTAGATTTGCTCCTAGTGCATTGACTGTTTCTGAGGACTAATCTAGACACGTGGCTATCACAGCTCGTACGCCGACGACTGGCACGGCTGCTAGCAGTGCGGGCTTCACGGTCACGCTGCCCGCGAGCACCGCCGTGGGCGACATGCTCATTGTGGCGGTGTCTTCGGCCAGCGTGAATGCTGTCGCCACGCCGTCGGGATGGACTCTGGGCGGCAACTTCTCAGCAGGCACCAACGAGGGCTTGACCGTCTTCTCGGCACGTTATGTGGCAGGCCTGACGCTGAGCTTCACCAACGCCAACGGTGTCAGCGTGTGGATCTGCAACGCCTTCTACGAGTCGGCGGGCACAGGCCTCATCTACCTCGATGGCAACCCCATCGGCGCCTCCAACAGCACCAACAACACGACCGTGCCTACGGGCGCTCCCGTGGCAACGGGCAACGTCGCGGGCGACTACGAGGTGCTCATCTACTCGTGGTCCAGCAGCGGCACGATCACTTTCAACGCCAGCACCACCAAGGACTCGGCCAATATCAATAACGGCTCGAGCATCGCTGGTGCGATGGGCCACGCCAATGCGACACTAGGTGCGAATGCGACAGCTACGGCCTGGAGCGCTACACTGTCGGGCAACAACACGCGCAAGGTCGGCGTCGGCTGGCTGCTGATGTCGGTACCTACACCTACGACGGCTATCGGCATCACAGACAACTTTGACGACAGCTCGATCGGCAGTCAGTGGACGTCGTATACAAATGCTGGCGGCACCGTCACAGAGACAACCTCATTGGCTATTGCTCCGTCGGGAACAAGCGGTGCATACAATGGTGTCTTCTCAACAGCGGCATACGACCTGACGGGAAAATACGTCTACGTTCAATTCGCGGCGTTTTTGAATTCGACCACGGGAGACGTCGCTTCGTTTCAGGCCCAGATCGATTCGTCCAACTATCTGGAATGGGCGCAGGTTGATAACAGTCTTTATGCTCGCCGCAATGTAAGCGGCACGCTTACCAGCTACGGTTCGATGGCACTACCCGCTCCAGGTACGTATGTTCGTATCCATGAATCGGGCGGCGTGGTGTACATGATGTATGCCACTAATCCCATTGGTACTTGGACACTGATGGGGCGTGGTCCGAATCCCATCGCAGTCACCGCGCTGTATATTGTGATCCAGGCGGGCTGCTATCAAGCTGTTGCTTCGCCAGGCACGGCTCGCTTCGACAACCTCAACTACGTCTCGTACAAGAATCTAACGGGCAGTGCCAGTGGCCTGACGGTTTCGCCAGCAGATACGTATCGTACTACCATCCTGGCAGACAATCCTGTAGCATTCTATAGGATGGACGAGACGTGGCCTGGACAGCCAGGTGGCGATGTACTTCTTACTGACTCTGGACCCAATAATCGCTGGAATTACATAAACAAGGGATACGAGACATACGGCATTACAGGTGCTTTGTCTCGTGGTGATCCAGCTATAAATTTCAATGGAATGTCTGGAGCGTATGCGCAGACACCCTATCAACCTGAACTAAATGGTTCTGGGCCATTTACAGTAGAAGGTTGGATGCGTGTTGCGTCGTGGCCTGCTGTAGATGCTCCTTTGTTCAGTATGGGTAATGCTGGAACGAATGATGCATTTCTACACTGTGTGGTACGTAACGGGCTGCCTTATTTTGGTTTCTATGGTGACGATTATGCACCATCGGGATCAGCTCTAAGCCTGAACGTTTGGCATCATCTAGTCTACGTGTGGGAAGGTCCAGGCACAAAAGTGCAGAGGATCTACGTAGATGGTGTGCAATGGGGAACTGGTAGAACTAGTACAAACAATCTCAATGTCTCTTCGACCAATGGTTATGTTGCCAGACAAACCAGTTATAATCTCAATGGTGACCTTGATGAGATTGCTTTGTACGGCACAGCATTATCACAAGCTCAGGTAACGGCACATTATAACGCAGCTTCAAATAGTCCAATCAAGCTAAGTGCCAAAAGAATACTGCGTTGGCCGTATGGTATCAATACTCTAGATACGTCTAGAGGAAGAGCTGGTGTTAGCGGTGTACCGTACAGTAGTGTTGTTATGCAAGATAGTCCAATGCTCTATTGGCGTCTTGGTGAAATCACTGGTACTACGGTTAACGATAGCTCTGGCAATGGACGCGGTGGTACACTGAATACTGGAGTATTGTTCCAAGCTAATGGTGTGTTGCCGTTTGATACGGATGGTGCAGCAGATCTTCCAGGTACTTCAAACGCATACATACAGGGACCATATCTAAACGTGTTCCAGGGTGGTGCTGCTTGGACGGTAGAGATGTGGGTAAATCCATCGGGAATATGGGGGCCTGGTGCTGCACATCCTATGTTCCATTGCGGAGATGCTCAGGCAAATAATCAATGGCTTACGTGTGAATGTACTGGTCCCATTCCCGAACTAAGATTTTATGGTAATGATACCACAGGTGGTGCACCATTTCTGCAACCTGGGCGTCATCATTTAGTCTGGCAGTATGAAGGAACTGGTACCAAGATACAGCGTATCTATGTTGATGGTGTACAGTGGGACAACAGAACAGCTACTGCCAATCTAAACGTTCTTACAGGATCCCAAACGGGTAACGGTTTCAGGGTTGGTGCTGGACATTTTCAAGGTGGTGCTTTCAATGGTAGGATAGATGAAGTAGCTGTCTATCCAACTTTCTTGTCGCTTACCAGAATCCAAGCACACTATAATGCAGGATGGGGTGTTAGTCCTTCACCTGGTATTAGTAGGAAGAGATCTATAACAGCACTTTCTGCTGGTACATCGTCTGTAGTTGTTACTATACTGAAACGCCCTAGTCTTTTTGGTACTGCTGTGGGTGTAGCTACCGACGTTGGACAATCATCCAGAAAAGTACTTCTTGGAAACCGTTTGTCAGTTGGCGTAGCTGTCACAAGTGGTTTAATTGACAAGGGTGCTTCGATAAGAAATATTACTGGTATTACTTCTGGTCTTGCCCTTACTACTGGTACGCTAACTGCACGAAGGTCTTTGACTGGTATATCTGCTGGCAAAGCTACTGATGTGGGACAACCTGTTATACGTCGTAGTGTAACTGGAGCCTCTACTGGTATAGCCACTGATGTTGGGAACCCGAGTGTAAGAAAAGCATTGGTTGTTGCGTCTGCTGGTAAAGCGATTACGTCTGGGCAGATTTTTGCTAGAAGATCTATTGCTGTCACGGCAGCAGGCGTCGCGACTGTATCAGCTCAACTCACTATACGTTCCAGTACCATACCTCCTGTAACGGTTGCTGGCAAAGCCACGACATCTGCTACGATTGGACGTAAGCGACAATTGGTAGCGACTTCAGTAGGTATTGCTACTGTTGCTGTATCTATAGTGCGCAAGAGAGCACTCGTTGCTACGTGTGTGGGTGTGGCAGCAACAACGGGTGTAATGAGCCATAAGATATCGCTTATATCTCTTGGCGCGACAGGTATAGCCACTACCACTACCGCTATCATACAGCGTAAGCGTAATCTTGTAGCTTCTTCTGTTGGTATAGCTTCCACGTCTACTATTCAAGTTCTCACTAAACGTGCTATAGCAGGTACTTCAAACGGACTGGCAGTAACATCACGGGCACAACTAACGACAGTACGTAGACTTGTAGGTGTGACTGCTGGTAGAGCGATAGTACATGGTAGGGTGGTAAACGTGGGTCTCATACTCTGGAACGGATCTACTTTTACACTAGCAGGTAGTTATCCTGTGGTATTATGGGACCAAGCGGAATTTCAAACAGAATATACGGAAGGTGAGACTTTGGACTACGTGGCGTACAGAGACTCCACTGACCAATTCAACCCAATAGAACCATGACGAAGCAGCAAGTCGCCAACAATATGCTCAAGGATTTTCCTTGGGATGGTACGGAGCTAGTTGCACCTTTGACGTTGCCTGGTGCTTTGTTGGCTTCGTCTTATGTTGAACAGAAATGGATTGCCACACCAGCTAATCCTCCAGTTGGCAGCTTGCGGTTGTATCCCAAGGCGGATGGTAAATACTACCAGTTAGACTCTGCTGGCAACGAACAGATTATCAGTGGTCAAAGCCAGGCCCAGAATGATACACGTTATTTACAACTAACTGGCGGCACACTAACTGGCCCACTGACGCTTACTAATCTCGCTGCTCAGAACATTGCTGCGTCTGGAAGTGTAACTGCAGATGGTATAGTCGCCAACACTTACAAGTGGACGCCAGCCAGTGATGGTGAATCTCTGTACAAAGAGATGCCTGGTAGACTGCGCTTGTCTGGAGCTATGCTAACTGTCGACCAAAACCTAAACGTCGGTAGTTATACACAGCTTGCTGAAATTGCAACGCCAGTGACTCCCAATACAGGTCAAGTGCGTCTGTATGCAAAGACAGATCACAAGGTGTACATTAGGGACACTACAGGCGTAGAGACAGACTTGACTTTTATGGGTCTTACACTGGCGGATACTGATGCCAGGTATCCACAGAAGACAGATGTTGATCCTTACCCTCAGTATGTAACAGAGGTTGAGGGTGATGCTCGTTATGCTTCTAATCCTGGTGGGCCTAGTGGTGGATACCTTACTGTATCTGCTGCCGCTGCTACTTATCTACCATTAGCAGGTGGGACGCTAACTGGCAATCTACTATTTTCTACTGATAATACCAAAGATATTGGTGATGCTACTCATCGACCGCGTGATTTGGTTCTGGGGCGCAATCTAGTTATAAGTGGTTCTGGCCCACGTATTCTAGCAGATTTCAGTTCAGCACCAAACACTAATCGGCTGATGTTCCAAACTAGTGTGGCAGCTAGTGGTTCTTATGTTGGTATTCTGCCTAGTGCAGATGACCAGGGTAGTGCGATTATCTGCTACGAGGATGCCGTTCCAGCCAACAGCGCCTACGGGATCATGTGGAATGATGGTACCCAGGTCAACATTGGCACGGGTGCCAGCGGTGCAGGTATCCCGAAGGGTCTATCAATCTGGTCCAGTGGTGAGAAGTGGCGTATTCCAGTTGCTGGTCATCTACTAGCTGGTGCGAACAGCACCTATGACATTGGTGATAGTGGTGGTACTGGCAAGCCACGTGATCTCTTTGTAGGTCGAGACTTGTTTATGGGTCGCAACCTGAAAGTTGACGGCTATACCTTATTGGGTAGCGGCATGGCAGCTGGTGCCAATCAGGTTGTCCAGGCATTTGCTGGTGGAAATAGCAGTGGTGATCAGGTCGGTTATCACATGTACTCTAAGGCGGGTACATTACAGGCTGAGCTGTGGACCGATGCTGCTGGCGGCACTACACGTCTGAAGTCTAATGGTGTGCTTGCATTTCACACTGGAGCAGGTAGCACTGGCTTTACAGCTACCAACCAGCGTGTGAGTATTGATGCAGCAGGCGCGATGAATTTTGGTGTTGCCTCACCTCCACCGTTTATACGTGCTAACCCTGGAGCAACTTCAGCGTTAGATATCCAGTCGCCTACTAATTATCTGATGCTGCAATCCAAATCTGGAACGCATATGACGGGCAATTTGTACTGGGACGGTACGAATTGGCAGCGTTATGATACGGCTGCGGCAGGTAGTTTGTGGATTGCTTCGGGAGGTTTAGGCTACTTCTATTCGGTTGCTGCTGGAGCAAATCCTGCAAGTTTATCACAACGTCTTTCTATTGACAATACTGGCGCTCTTATTGCTGCGGGTAACATAACGGGCAGATGGCTATATACCAGTGATGGCTCCAATGGTGTATTGTACGCAGGAGCTGGTGATCTATACTTGCGCACAGGTTCAGCTGGAAATACTTATCGCTTTGATACTGGCGCAAATATAGTTGTTGCTGGTGGTGCCACTTTTGGCAATCACGTGATGATATCACAAGCAACAGGAGGCATCGGTTCTGGTGGTGGCAGTGAGGGACAACTAGAGTTACAGAATGCTGGTAGTGGTGCGTCCAAGATTGCATTCCATAGAGTAGGTGCATACGCTGCATATCTTGGTCTTGATACTGATAATGTGTGGGCTGTCGGTGGTTGGAGCATGGGTGCTATTCGTTACCCACTTCACCACGATGGTAATTATCCAGTAAGCCAGAGTGCTAGTGGTAGCACGTTAGTGCAGCGTACTGTCAACGGCTACATCTACTGTAATTATATCAATTGTACTGCAGACGTCCCTGGTGGCAAGCCAGCTTACGTCTGGGGTGATAATGGTGATGCGTTCGCACGGAGGTGGCCGATATCAGCAGTCGGCCCCCCTAGTTTATGGAACTGGAGCGGCGGCAACGGTGCTGGCGTTACAGTTCCATACACAGGATATTATAGAGTTAGTGTCGTGTTGCGATGTGTTGGTGGTAGTAATTGTGGTGATTCACATGGCTGGAACTGGATATATCGCAATGGTGGCGGCATATTTTATTGTGATTGGAATGATGCCTTGAATGGTGGAGGTGCTTCTGGTATAGTTTTGTGTAATGCTGGAGATACACTGTCAAGCAATGCTGGTGTAGGCACATCTTTCAGTGAGTACACATTCTGGGCCACCTTTTGCCCTTCTTCTCAGTACCCTGGTAACTAAGGAATTAAGACGATGACAATACCTCCAGCTACTTACGGCAAGACGACTCCTGGGCTTGCGCCTGGAAATTCTTATGAGGTCAATGCTTCAATTGGTGCTCATCTGCGGTCATTTGTAGATATTAAAGAAACCATTGCACATGATTACGATGGCTTATTAGGTGTGGACCTAAAAGCCGAGCCTTACAATATGACACCTGAAGATGAGACTCTTATTAAGTCCGCAATTAGCGACCTGCATACTTCTTTGGAAGCTGTCAATATGACTTGGATCAATCGTCTAACAGGATTGTGGTAATGAGGTATATTCCATTACGTACTGTGCGTATTGAAAATGCTCCTGATTTTGAGTATGCAGAAGCTATACGTACAGTTATTCGCCAACCATTGGATGCTAACAGAGGTGTGAACATTGATGAAATGCGTCGTGGCATTCGCATTCTTGATAAACTTGATGCGGCTACAGACATACTCGAACTCGAAGATGCAGACTACGACCACCTCAAAGCCAAGGTAGAGGCGATGCAATGGGGTATGGTGGACCGTAATTTGCTACAGTTTATTGATACAGTACTCGGTGCTACAGAAGCAAGTAGCAGCAATGGATTGGTGACGCCTGCTAAGGTGATGTAATGCCAGTAACCACGGTACCAAGGTTTGAAGATCCAGCGTTCTCTATAGACACTCTTAACCCATCTACTGAACCAGTTTGGGGTGTAGCACCACGCCTGAACTTTGAGAACAACGATGGGCAGTTGTTTATGTTCAACAATGCCAACGAGTTTGTCTTTGCTAACGAAGCAATGACACTCGAGCAGTTGATCGTAAAGTCAATGATTACTGAGCGTCTTACATACCATGCTTATGACAAAGAGTTTGGTTCCGATTTCTGGACTATCCTTGGACGTGGGCTAAGTGAACTGGCTGTACAAGCTGTGGCAGAAAGATTTACCAGAGAAGCTCTGGGCAATATCAATCTGATACGGTCTATGGACCAGTTTGTTACCAGTGTACGAGGAGACCAATTATATCTTTCATTTCGCGTCATAACTGTAACTGGACACGAGAAAGAATTTAGTTTCGCAAGGACCATACGGTGACAACAATTACCTCAGTGTCTCCTTCGCTGTCCCAGGTTGGAGTTGATACAACGTTGGAGATTGCTGGGACTGGATTCTTGACTACCAGCACGGCAAAGCTGGTAAGCCCGGAAGATCCACCTGTCGAATACGCTATGACCAACTTCCAGTTGGTTACTAGCGAGATGATGCGTGCAACCGTGCAGGCCAACGTAGTCCCAATCGGGTTCTATACCGTTGTGGTTGATAACGGTGGCGAAGACGTAGCACAGCTGGATGCAGCATTCAGGATCAGTGTCAATCTGCCTGTAAGACCATTCTTGACAAACAACACAACAGATGTTATCCAGCAGCGTATTATGGACCGCATTGGGATAGCACCCAACGGGTTGCCATATGACAAGCGCAAGGGGCAAGTGCCTTGGGATATGACTGCTGCACAGGCACCTGAGTTTGAGAAGATCTACAAGCGCCTGGATGATCTGTTTCCGCAGGGTTTTGCGCAGTTTATGGGTGGTGCGCTGTTAGACCTGCGTGCTGAAGAGCATGGTATACTGAGGAATATTGCTAGTTTCTCACGTACTGTAATGGAAGTCACAGCGCCAGTAGGAACTGTCATTCCCAGCGCCATAAGATTTAGCACCACGGCTGTACCCAATACCGCGGACAGGCCTCTTGTATTCAATGGCATTGAAACTGCCAATATCATATACAAGAATCCTGTGTCTGGTCTGGTAACAAGCGGTACGGCAACTAGTCTTACAGATAATACTGCGGCATTTGTGGTAGATGAGTGGAAAGATTATTATGTCTTGATCACTCTGGGCAAGGGTATTGGACAGTGGCGCAAAGTAATCAATAATAACGCTAATACCCTGAACGTTTCAGATTGGGATACTGGTAATATACCCAACAATACGTCTACATACAAACTGTTCACGGGTGTAGCAGCACAAGCAGATAGAGCAGGCAGGGCGAGCAACGTGCTGGCTGGAGCGATCAACAGGTTGGCTGTACCTGTTGCGTTCGTTAGTAAAGTATCTAACCCTGTAGATTCTGTAGATGGTGTAGATAGAGAATCAGATAGACTGTTCTTGAGCAGGTTCCTGCTGACGGTGCGCCAACGTTCTGCTGGCGGTAACGATACAGACTATCAGATCTGGGCTAGAGAAACGCCAGGTACTAGTTTGGGTCCAGTCAGTGTGTTGGAAGAGTGGGCTGGATATGGTACCGTCAAAGTAGTTATAGTCAATTCGGACAATACTATTTCGGATGCAGCTACCGTTAGCAAAGTATACGACTATATCCAGACGCGGAGACCTATCGGTGCGCATGTAACGGTAGAAGCAGCTGTTGGTGTGTTGATTGAAGCTAATTTTACTTTGACGGTCAAGTCTGGCTTTAGTCTAGTGGCTGTACAGGAAGAAGTTAGACAAGCAATTTCTACTTACCTGAATACTGTACCTGTTGGTGGCGACGATGGCTTTGTAATGTTCTATCGTGTGCAGCAAGCCGCCATTAATGAAGTCGATGGTATTGATACTTTTAACATGTATTCCACAGGCTACGGTATCAGGAGATCGGGAGCTCCTAGCTTCAGTACAGCAGATGTTACGGTAACAGGTACTGAGAAACCAGTTGCAGGGACGGTTACAGCTGCATGAGAGAGAAAGATTTCTACGGTTGGGGCGAGATTCTTATGGAGAATCTGCCCACTTACTGGGAAGAAGACGACTTTATGCAGCAGTTCCTTATGGCTGTAGGGTTTGAATTCGATCCAGTAGATAGATTCACGCGTTTTATGATAGATGGTGAAATCCAGAAAGCTATCGCACAGCAACTGACTGCCAATCTCGAACCAATGCATTCGGCATGGTTTGTGCGCACTGCTGATGAGCGGGCAATGGAAATGTGGGAGCAAATGTTCAGTGCGCCCACTGATAGCACTGCGACGCTAGAAGAACGTAGGGCTAACATCATTGCTAGGATGCAGGGTACCGCCACCCCAACACCAGCGTATGTGCACTCTCAGATTGCTAACTATGCGGATGAGATTGCAGTCATAGAGTATTTCGATTTGCCGCCCGATGATCTTCGGCGTTATAGTTTTAGCATACGTATCATCAAGCCCAAAGGATTTCCGCCCAACGTCCAGCAAAATATCGATCTCATGATCAAGCGTATCAAACCATCACATCTGGGCTACTTCATAGAATACAGTGAAGTAACTTGGTTTGGTGATAACACCAATATGTATGATAGAACTTGGGCAGATCTCGGCAACATAACCTGGGCAGATCTCCGATTTGAGTAAGGTGAGCAAATGCAAACAACCGTTCGGCACGGATTTCTACTTCCAGAGGTGACTGATGATGACCCTACACCCAACGCAGGTGTTAGGGACACTACCAGATATAATTCAAATCTTAGTGATAGAAGTACGTTTTTCGATTTCAATGAGACCATAACTGGCAGATGGGCGTTCAATACCATCACATTGCTCAATGGTTTGAGCCAGGATATGGTCAACAACACAGGCGCGGCCAGGGTTCCTGGTGATGTAGTACAGCTTGATCCTAACGTTGACCGTAGCGTTATCATGCCTGTGCTCGGTGCTGTCGGCCCTCAGGTTGGTATTATAGTTGAGAACATCGCAGCTGGCGCGGTTGGACGCGTTGCGATGGAAGGATTTGTACGCGCCAAAGTCACAGGTATTACCCGTCTGCAATACCTCGTGACACAGGATAACAGTGTTATAGCTGCTGGTCAGAGCTTTGGTAGTAGCGCAGCATTTGGGATTGCTCTGGAGAACCCATCTGGCGGTACGGCACTGGCTTACCTGCACCCTAGTGCTGGTACTGACCCAGAAAGCATGTACAAAGGCGCGATGTTGCGCTCTAATGCTGCAACAGTCACAGCTGCTATGCTTACTGGCAGACTATTCTTCTTTGGATATCTAGCAACTGCACAGAATGTCATACTGCCAGACCCAACCATAACTGAGCGTCCTATTACTATTACAGCTGAGGCAGGACAAATCAACGTAACTGCAACTGGAGGCTCTGCTATTGTTGGTGGCTCTACCAACTTTACAACTGGAGCAATCCAGAACGGCGTGATTGTAGCCCCTGATGCTTTTACTTTCAAGAGTAATGGTATCCAGTGGAGAGCCTCATGACATACGCCGCTACGCAGGTTGCTTATTGGGTTGGTCAGGCTAACGATAACAGCACAGGTCAGCATCCGCCTGGATACGTTGTTAGCCAGAGATGGTCTGCTACGTCCAATACCTGGATGACCATGTATAACACAGAGTATGCCAATGCTCGTGACAATAGTGCAGGTCAGCCAGGCAAACCTAGCGGTAGTCAGCATCCTACAGGGTGGGTAGCGGGACAGTTATGGTCTGTTACTGCTACTCAGTGGAACACCATGTGGGGTACTGAGTGGACCAATGCTAGGGATAACTCTGGTGGACAAACAAGCTCTGGCTTGGGCGCACAGCATCCTGGCGGTTGGGGCGCTGGACAGTTCTGGTCTACTACGGCTGAGCAATGGAATGCTATGTGGGGTACCGAATGGCGCAATGCCAGAGACCCACAGGGTTATTCCTACAGTTATCCTGGGCAGGCTGCAAATGCTGTCTACTGGAGTCAGTCTGCGCAATACTGGCGTGGACAAGCAGACTACTACTGGGGACCAAACAGAGTCTGGAATAATGGCTCTACTTGGGAGCAATTGTACAACCTCTATGTAGGCTACTACAATGACATGGTTTCCCAGAGAGACACCTGGCAGTCAAGAGCTAATAACGCCTGGGGTCCCAATCGTGTATGGTCCAATGGTGAAAGCTGGGAAGCTGCCTACAATAGAGTCTTGCCTGCTGCGCTGTGGAACTATCAGGCTGGCAATGGAGGCTCTGTAAACGTTCCATACACTGGCTACTATGTTATGATGGTAAAAGCGTTTGCCATTGGTGGTGATAACTGCGGCGATGCACATGGTAGTCTAGACATCTTCTTTGCTGGCAACAACGTTGGGCACAGTGAATGGAACGACTGGACAACTGCGGGTAACTGGTACGGTCCAGTGTACTGTGGTGCTGGCACTAACTTTCGCTCACAGGGTGGAAGTGGTAGAGGATTTTCTAACTATTACTTTTCAGTCGTATTCATTCCAACACCTCAATATGCACATTAGGAGGATTCGTGGCTGATATCGTCCTCAAGATGAATATTAGGACAGCAAGAAAACTGTCCTATGCTATTGGGCATTCTGACGAAGCGAACGCTGTGGTGTATGCAGCTACCAACGCTGCCAAAGTAGCTGAGCAGAATGTTCGTGATATCATCAACTTGATAGCAGACGAACAGGGTGTCAAATTGCCATATCATTACGGTGTAATGTTTGATGAAGATGTAAACGAAATTACTTTGACTACACAGACGGATGGTATGGCTGGCGTAGAATTTAGTCCGACAAATCTGCGTGTGAATGGAATACAATAATGCCAGAACCAGAGATCACACAACTTCAGCAACAACAGTCTTTGTTCACAGCTGCATTGGCAGCGGCAGTACAGGGTAAATGGACAGGTGAAGGTTCTGTAGAAGCTTACCTGTATGCTCTTGATCCTGGGCTACAGGGCACACTTAGTCTTGATCCTCCGCTTACAGAGTCAGATGCGGAGTCACTCCCAAAAGGGTAACGTGGAATCCACATACTCCAATGCCGACGCAGAGTGTCAACTGGACATGTTCTGCGTGTGCATTAGCCTGGGTTCTGCGTGCCACTGGATTAGATCCTACAGCTGGCGAATGGCAGTGTGTAGATCAGATTGGTAGTCCAGCAAACATCAATAGTACATATGGTTTGATGGATGGTAGTGGTTCGCAGCTGCGCAGGGTGTTGAGTGAATATGGCCAGGCATCAAGTCAAGGATGGTTGCCATTCCATGAAGTCTATGCGTTAGCTGGCAAGACCACTGGCATGATGTCTGGACAAGGTTGGTATCATTGGGTAGCCATACGTGGTCAGGATGGAAATAATATCTGGATTGCAAATTCTGCCCCAGGATATCGTGGAGTATGGGATTCTGTCAGCAGGGATGACTATCAAAGACTAGGTGCTTTTAGTGTAGTGTGGTTGGAGGCTTGATGGCTACACATCAAATTCTACAGGTTGTGGCACTTGTACTACTTGGGCTTGCTGCACTTGCATCCTGGACATGGAGACCAGGATGGGATCATTCATACGGGCATGCATTGGGATGGGCTGGACTAGCTTTCTATGTTCTGGCTGGTTTGACTGGATAAGATGGCTAAAGTCTGGGGTCTATTAGGTCCATGGATATGGATGTTTGCCGCTGGTTGGGCGGGTGTTGGACTCATGCTGCTGATAGTAAATGTATCGGCTGTCCATGTAATCAATGCCATACCACCAACGACTACACTCATTCCTACAGCTACAGTTGGACCGACAGAGACTCCAATACCACCAGTGGCACTACAGGTAACATTGAGCCATAACTCTCAAGGCGAAGTAGTGGTTTCAGCGCAGGGTGTACAACCTGAAGGTGTGCCGACACAAGACGCAACACCAGTTGTACTGGCAGTTAATGTAGACGAGGATAGCAACGTGGTGTCTGTGGAAACAAACCCAACACCTGTAGAGCAAGTAGAACCGACGTCTACACCGTTTCTGGTGGCGACGATTGCTATACCTGTGGCACCCAAGCCAGCTGTGAAGCCTCAGGCCACCATTATTATCGTACCAACGTCAACGCCAGAACCAGCTGAACAGGTATTGGAACCAGGCGAGGAACCACAGCCTGTTGATGTGCCGCAGGTTATGCTTCAGCCAGTAGCTACCGAAGAATCAGAAGATGTTGGTACCCCAACGCCGCAGACGGTTAGTGCATCTGGCCCTATACAGTCTACAGGTAGTCCACCAACGAATACGCCTGTACCTGTCGCTCCAGGGCAGCCCACCAATACTTCTGTACCAGTTGAGCCGACATCACCATCGGTGCCTGGAGCAGCTACAAACACGCCCGTTGTTGGGCAGCCCACAGATGTTCCTGTAGCAACCTCTACACCAATCCCAAGCCAACCAACCCCTACCAGCGCACCACCAGTAGTAATACCTACTGCGACGTCTGTACCACCACAACCTACACAAGTGCCAGAGGTGCCGACCAGTACATCCGTCCCTTTACCTCCAACACCAGTGCCTCAGCCAACACCTGTTCCTCCAACAAGTGTGCCACCCCCGACCCCGAGGCCAACAAATACACCTTCGTTAATAGATCGACTGTTTACTCCATTTCCAACATTTACGCCTCGGCCAACCTTGACGCCAAGACCAACGATTACTCCAAGACCAACATTTACGCCCAGACCAACGATAACGCCTCGCCCGCCCCTACCAACACTCCCACCCCTGTTCCCCAACAGGCCGTAAGTAACGTGGAAGAGCAGCAGTTTGTACTCAATCTCACCACATTGGCAGCAATTGGTGGCATTATGGGAGTATTGACTGGAGCGATATCATATTTGTCCAAAGCATTGATAGAGTCAAAGGACAGACAGATAGAAGATCTTAAGGAGATGATGGCCCGTAACGATAAAATGCTAAGAAGAGATAACGAATACTGGCGTAGTTTTTCCGTTCATTTGCTAGAACCAGCAGAGCAGGCACGTCTTGAAAAGATGTTTCCTGCTCAAAAGGATAAAAGCGAGGAAGAGGAAGACTACTAGCTCTCTAGATCACCCGTAAGCCACGGCGGGTGAGTGAAAGGCCCCTGAAACTCCTGCGGTGCTTGCCCGCCGCTAGCAGGAGAAAGTAGGGGGTCTTTCTATGCCTTGCCTGCTGCGATGTCTCGCCCGAACTGTTCCATTTCATTGGTTAGAGAATCCAGGTAATCGTAGTCCTCTTGCTCTGGTTCTTCTATGGAGGTAAATCCATGCATTATAGCATCTAGAAATGATGCTGCTCCTGCATAGAATGCGCGGCGCATTTCTGTTCGTTGTACCAGGGAAGTAGTTGCAACGCCAGTACTCAGTTCAAACTCCGTCCATTGTTCTGCTAACGATTTCTTCTTGAAACGTGGTCTTTTGGGCATTGGTAATTCCTTGGGCAAAAGAAATCCCCTGCGGTGACCCCTCACGCACAGGGGATTCTTCTGGCGCGGTAGCCAGTTAGTTAGGAGCCGGTGCTGGTTGGGGTGGCTCCGGTTGTGGATCTGGCTGCGGATCCGGCTCTGGATCTGGTGGTTTCGGATCTTCGTACATGGCACCCTCCTTTCTGCACAAGTAGCTAATCTTTACAACAGTAACTCCCACCGCAGGTTTCCGAGAGACTTATTGTAAGACTAACACATATAGTGTAGCACATGGTAAAGGGTTATGCGCTGAGTGTATAGTTGTCTCCCTCTTCGTCAACTGTCACGTCGAAGCCTTTACCCTTGAGGAATTTGGCATAGAATGCGACGTCAAAATTCTTATATGCCTTGGCGTCCGACAGTTCCTCAACACCCTTGCGTTCGGCTAGTCTTGCAGCGCGACTCTTGATTTCAGCAGCACTACCGCCCCGTTTCATGGCACGCATGATGAAGTCACGCATGCTGTTGGCATTGGGTACGTATGCGCTTTCCTCGTCGGTAGCCCTAGCAGGCTTCTTAGCGACAGTCGCTTTGGCAGTAGACTTGCCGTTAGCGCGGCCATTGGTAGCGGATTTGGCTGGAGCAGCAGCAGTTACTTTCTTCTTGGGAGAAGCAATAACTACTTCCTCTTCGTCCTCATCCTCGTCGTCTGCAACGGCAGCCTTACGACTGGCTGTCGTGGGTGTACTTCTCTTAGCCACTTCGATTCTCCTTA